AGCGAATAGAGTATATATTGACGGAGAATGTTATGTTCATATTCCCCGTCAATTCCAACCTACCGTCCAGTCTTGCCGTCCAGTCTTGCCGTCCAGTCTTGCCGTCCAGTCTTGCCGTCCAGTCTTACGGCGATATTGAGCGGCGTCAGCGCGAAGTTACGAAGTTGCGGAATGCGGCTCCGCCGCGTGGAGCGACGGAGTAACTGAGCAAATTAGTATTTGAATCCCTCTCTGTGTCAAAAAAATTGATTTAAACATTTACATAGAATACATATATCATCGTTCAACACGTCTTATCGTTCGTTCTACCCGCAATCACAATGTCATCTGAAATGGTTATCCCCGGCGCTTCTTTCAATTCCGCTTCCGACATGAAATATACCAAGCCCAAGGTGAATTCCGTGGGTGGCCGCAGTGTCGGCATCGTGAATTCAAAGACCAGCACAGTTCTGAATCTGTCTTCACCCCTGATGCTTACTTGGGGCGTTCAATCATTCACCGACGACAAGAGCGGTAAGGTGAGTTATGACCTCGCGCTCCAGTTCCCAAATGAAGGTTTCGAGACTCCTGCGACAAAGAAGTTTCTTGAGAATATGTCGGCGTTTGAGAAGAAAATCAAGGAAGACGCAATCACGAACTCCAAGGAGTGGTTCAGCAAGCCCAAGATGACTGCCGACGCAGTGGATGCGCTCTGGACACCTGTACTCAAGTATCCCAAGAACAAGGACACTCTTGAGGCGGATATGACCCGTGCGCCCACCATCAAGGTGAAGCTTCCATTCTGGGAGGGTGCTTGGAAGGATTTGGAGCTCTACGGTGTTGATATGCAGCCAGTCTTTCCCGATCCCATGAATCCCTCGTTGTCTCCTCAAGACTTGATTGCGAAGGGCAGTCACATCGCAGTCAGTATTCAGTGCGGTGGTATCTGGTTCGCCAATGGTAAGTTTGGCGTGACTTGGAAGCTGTTTCAGGCAATCGTGAAGCCCAAGATGTCGCTCAAGGGCAAGTGTCACATCAAGTTGGATGATGATGAAAAGACCAAGATTGTCGCACAAGTCATCACCACCGACGTGGATGGCGATGCCGATGGTGGCGACGAGCATGACAATGTCAGCGCAATCATCGAGGATGATGATGACGAGCCTGCTGCTGTAATTACTCGCACTCCATCCGCACCTGCTGTTGCTAAACCTGCTGCTGCTGCTGCGGCTAGTGTCGCTGCCGACGCAGCTTCCAAGAAGAAGATTGTTCGTAAGGTCTAAAATATAACATAAAATAGTAGATGCGAATACTCGGCGGGGATACTCTACGGCAATACAGGTAAGTCGAGCGCGCGCATTCAAACGTTTATACAGTTAATAAAGTCTCATATATTTGAAAACAGGTGATATCATTTTTTTTACGTATTTGTAAAAAAATTGAAATACTAATACAATACAATACGATACACAGTAGAGACGACGTAAAACATGTTAGGACATTCAATGAAGGGGGCAGCTGGACGGTCGGTTTTGTTACTCCCGTTCATCTATTTAGGACAGAAGATTTCAGTAGTAAGTTCATACGTATTCACAAACAGCGAATCCACAAAAACGGAAAGAAGCCAAAACGACAAAAACAACAAAATGCGGGAAGCCATCATCTCGGCGATCATCAACAACCGCGTGCCTGCGACGTATTACCTTACGGAGAGATGGCGTAATTTGAAAACCGCAGTGATTGGGTTTCTTCAACCATGCTGCTTCGGGTCGGACGCATCGGCATCAGCGCCGCCGCCGCAGCACATTGAGTGTATTCCCGCCGCTGGACGAGGTCACAATTATGACTTCGCGATCGTAAGCACGAATGCCGACGGCGTTTCAACGACACACCACGTAGAATTCAAATTCAATGCCGCGAAAGTATCAGACGCTCCACAGTTCGTTTCACCGATGAAACCTAGCCAATATTTGTCGGGTTCATATGAAGAGTACTTCTACGACAAGTATATGACAACCATCGCCGCGATGGCAGGCGGGAGCGGCGGCGTACTACTACCCGACCGAGCAGAATGGCTGAAACAAATTCACAACAATACACCGGCATGCGTGAAACATCTTCAGGACAAATATTATGCGGGGTGCTCGGCGAGCAGTCAATTCACACATCACGCGAATGATATCGCGTTTTATGAAACGTGTAAGAAACTGTCGAGTGAAAGTATTCGCGAATTCATCACCCACCACGACCTTGATATCGCAAAATTATCCGACTATCTTCGCGAATCACAAGATGGAAAGACATATATGTTGTTCCAACCTGCCAGCAGTGCCGGTGCCACCCCCGTCATCACCCTTCAGCGGGTAAATCCGGCAGATTATACGATTGTTTCGTGTATTAAAAATCCGGAAAAATCGCGCTATGAATGCGTCACACAATCAGGTAAAAATATCCGCGTTCTCCTCCGTTGGAAAAACGGCAACGGCATCGCATTTCCCGCGTTTCAAATATCATAGTAAATCGGCAACATATGAATCAGTTCGGTTGTATTCATGGCGTTGTTGGCGCAATAACACGCAATAAATTCTAGTGTTCGAGGGTCTTGGAATGAACGAATGATACGTTCGAATGGCATGTCGGCGTTGGTCTCGGTGTCCCGCGTAATATACAACAAATGGTTCTCTATCAAGTATTCCTTCGATGATACCGTGTCAGGAGTAATGAGACAATATTCAAAATGATATTTACCGACACCATAACCGCGGTTCAATACAATCATCGGTTCGCCGCCACCGCCCTCGGATTTATCAATAAACGCTTTTTTTTCCGCGTTTTTATATGTCTTATGAACAAACTTCCCATTTTTTATATTCGAACTGTAGATGAGGCGCGTTTTTGTACTGTCGTGTGTAAGTATATCCTTACATTGATTCCAAACAACCGTTCCGACCGTGACTTTGAACCCGAGTTCATGTAATGAACGTGATCCAGTATATAATTGAAGCATACGAGGAAGGTCGTAGGTGAATATCGTTGCGCCGGATTTTTCAAATACACCGCCGCTACAGCCTTCGATCGTCGTGGTCGTCGTACCGGCGTCATCATTCAATACTAGCGACGGCGGCCGTTTTTGTATCATCAGAACGAATGTCGGCTGCTGTGTTTCTAGATAGCCTCCACTATCACATTTTGCGATGTGAAGAATCGAGAAATGACGAACGATATATTTCCGCGTCTTGTCGTAATATTGAGAATTCATGAAACTGGACGGCAATACGAAACACAGGACGCCGTTTTCACGCAACAATTTCGCAGATTTGATAATGAACAGGATAAATATATTAGGGCGTCCATCAAAGAATGGGTGATATTCAGGCGCAACATCCTCTTTTTTCATCACATAATAGGGAGGATTGCCGATAATCAGGTCGGCGGCGGCGGCGTATGTCAAGAAATCGCCGTGTTGAATCCGGACATTTGTAACCGCAGAGAAATGCTGCGAAACTTCACTATATATGTCATGGTTATATTCAACGCCGGTAATATTCGCGCACGGGTATTCATGCGCTAATGCGGATATAAACTCACCAGAACCACATGACGGTTCAAGAATCGTTTCGAATGCGCGATTATGCTTCTGCTCAAACGCACGAAGGCGTGATATAATATCCGCGACACATGCGGGCGGTGTGAAGAATATCCCGCCATTTTTCTTATCGTCTTTTGATAACGATTTTGTGAGTTTCTTCGATAAGTCTGAAAATGCCAGTGGAGTCGCGGCGGTCATGTTGTTATTATTATACAAACACGCGGTATAATAATAATGTAATAACAATATATTGAAATCAATTTTACAGAGTCAAATGAATATTCGCATATACGTTGGCTCGGGTTCCTACTTTGTAAATATCACTTGTCGCCGTATTATATGCCGCAATACCTTTACTAGAACCGCGTAATAATACGCACTGTTTTACGGCGTCGGTGGATTGTAAGCATACATCACGAGCGTGTAATTCATAGACGAATCCATGCGCCTTCAATTCATCATTGATGATTACAGGGATAACCTGCTTCGTGAATAATTCGCAAATACTGACATCGAGAGATATATACATGTTGTTATTATCGTCAATTGAAACATTATCGGGAAGTTCAGGTTCGCACACGACTATAATACTAATAACATTATTATCGGTGTCGCCGCCTTCATTCGGTTGATTGAAATGAAGCTCGCTGTGCCATAACGGAATGTAGTAGGTTTGACCGCATTCATGAAGAATATATACACGGTCCAATAACATGTCCAATAATGATGGATTCAGATGAATGACAATATCGTTGCGCGTTCTTGTTTCTATGATTTCGGTGAGTTCATCCATGATCTCTCGAGAGATTCCGAATAGATCTTGATTCTTCGAGAGAATATCATAAATCGTAATCGATGCCTGCTTATCCATATTACGGAATAATAATACCGCAGATTGTGCGCCTTTATTCAATATCGTCTGAATGATGGAATGTATCGCGTCAGATGTAGTAGTGGTGGCGCCACCGCCACCGCCACCGGCAGCCGATGATGACCTTATTTTGACGATGATTGATTTGATGAACATCTGAAGTAAGTTGTCATACCCATAGCCATAGCCAGATTCGTTGGCGGCGTCGTCGTCATTGTCGGCATTGTTGGCATTGTCGGTGTCGACGCCAGCAGCGCTACTTCGGTATCCATGATAAAAGTAATCCTTCACACGTTTATGCGCTTCGTTGATTTCTTTGAACTTTTCACTCGCACACGACAGGTCGTCTGTTCGCCCTGCCTTATCTGGATGATGTCGTAATGCGAGTAAATGATAGCGTTTATTTAACTCTTTGAGAGACGATGGGGGTGCGGCAGTATCATTAAATCCAAGTATATGAAGTGATGATTGTATGCTTTCTGGATACGGACTAGGCATTCGGTGTTTTATGCGTATAGGTGTGTATCTTACATACTAATAATAGGACGAAATTCTCTAAATGATATATCGGGCGGTAATTATTATTGAAATACTGTAAAAATATATACGTCTGTGTCATAACATCATTCATCATTTCAGGTAATAATAATCCCTTTTCAATCAGCTGTCGAAGAATGAACCACACGCATTCTTGAATATTTATATCATATGTGAGAAGGTCGTACAAGCGTTCTCTCAGCGCATCATATTTCAATTCGTTATCAGGAGAGATTATAACCCCAACAATATAATTACATATATTTTCATGAGGCTCAGTGAGTTCAGTTACATTCGATTTCAACGCCTTGATATTCGTGATTGTTTCGAGGCGGAATTTACTCGTAAGGCGAACGGGTGTTTCTTTGATAATGTCGGTGGAGTGCGGCGGCGGCGGCGGCGGGAGAAGTGGCGGAGGCGCCGTCGAGGTGGTGGCGGCGCTCGTCGTCGTGGTCGCGCCTTTCAGGCACTTATTGTACGCAGTTGCGGTGGGGCGCTTAAACGGAACCAATTTACATCGATGAAGAATATTATCCGGAAGCCAACTCACATGATCCGAGAGAATGATGAACTTGAGGCTTACGTGTTCTGAGGATAACATATAACTATAGAATGTCTCCAATAATTCGCTGTGTATTTTATGGAAGTTCTTACACATGATGAATGCGGTTGTCTGCGGCCTCGAACCGACAATATCCTGTATTTGATTATAAATTTCATTCCATAGATGCTTGGAATTACATCCAAGGAGAGACATATCCACCTCAAAATGACAGTCGCTGATTTTCATGAAAAACGTCTCTTTATTGTATGCGACTGCGATGCGTTTTTCGTATTTGAGGTGAGATGGACTGTATCTCGAAATCAGGTATAGTGCGTGGCTATACTTGCCCACACCAGGCGGACCGTGAAATATTATACTCGGCAAAGATTGAATATCCGATGCGAACGACATGAATGTCTTTTTTATGACAGGATGAAGTGAGTATTCTTTGACTTTATTGACATAATCGATGTAATGTGTTTCGAAGAATTTCATGGCGCGTGTATGTGTATGTATTTATGTTCTTGATTTATACCTGTTTTTTATGTAAATCAAAAATACGCGCTTCGGCATTACCAAAGCAATTTATCCGCCAACCATCCGTTGCTCCATCTTACGTGGCGGTCGCGTTCATGGCGCATTTTGTAGAGACGACGGCGGGTTTTCGCATAAGCCAGTCCGCGCTTGCGAATATAGGTGGGGAAATCATTCATACCCGCCGCGCCGACACTCGCGATTTTGCGCGATTTGCGAAACACGTCGATTTTTTTCTCTGGATTTGTCGACGGTTTTACAACGACGCCGATTTTATGCGCCATTTTACGCGTGTAATTCGTGATACGGTATTTCATCCTCACTGCGTGCGTCGGTCGATATACATACACGGATACAAAAATCTCGCTTAAATCGATAATTATAGTCCATGTAAGCGTAGACCAGCCAATAAGATAAATATGAACGTAGTCATTTTGCCTAACGAATATAAAGGGTCACAGGTATATTTTACCGAAAAAAAAACGAACACTCATATTCCGAATAGCACATTTAATCGCATAATGTATTCAACCGCTGATTTCATGATGAATGGGGTTTATATTCAGTTCGAATTGTTTGTTCGGCATATCGAGCAAAACTTCAACAGTAATATATACAATTGCGTCTTTGACCCGAATCATGAACATAATCAGACGATGATGTCTATTTTTCAGACAATCGAAACAGGTATATTGGATAAATGGCTGCGTCTTGAACACTCGTCGACGTCGTCGTCGTCGTCCGCGCGACATAAATCGATGGATATTATACAACAATTACGCGGTGGAAATATTAGTGTATGGAAAAATGATTTTCATTATCATGACAAACCGCAATTTCAGCATTTCATTATAAAAATATCAGGTGTATGGGAAAATGAAGGCGGGTGTGGATTGACGTATAAGTTTTTTTAGTCTTTTTGGTGATGCTCCAAGGCCGAGGCTGGCTCGGCCCTTTGCGCATCACCAAAACCTTGCCGATTCCGGCTCCGATAGGGGGTATTCATTTTAGATTCAAACACCAAACCCGTTCTATTCCGGCTCCGATAGGGGGTATTTATTTTAGAACTATTTACGCATCATGATGTTTCATAGTTCGGAGTCGGGGGTTCAGGTCTTTGTATTACGCAATTGCCGTTGAGGCAATGGAGTAATACAAAGAAAGGTAATACAAAGAAGAATTAGGAATATTGTCATCCATCCGTCGTAAAGAACCGTAAAATGATTTCGTTGAGAACCATACATCCACCCGCAAGAAGTGCGACAAACGCCGCGATATAAGGCCCGTATTTCGACATGGCCTCGCTATACTGTCCCATCTCGGACGAACAAAGCATTTGCTGGTTGATATATGCGTACATAATACCCGCTTGTACAAGAAGAAGCACATTCACCGCAGTATCAAAGGTGACATACGTTTCCGCGACATGTCCCGAATTGATTTTTTTATAATAAATCGTGTTCTGGTAAATAATCCATCCTATTATAAGCATAAAAAGTGTAATCGGGATTACATTCAACATACTCATTCGCATTATACATCCGGGTTTATCTGGGTTGTATTTATTAATCGTGATTGATACGATTGTAATCATGAGACAAACTGTCCATAGTAGTGTGAGGTAGTAGAAAATATACGACTTGAAATATACGGTGATTTGCTTCTTTAGGTCAGACGAATCTTTACTCTTCAATTCGTCCTTGATGAGAGATATATCTGTCAGACTATTTACATCGCTAAATGATGGGGCCGCATTTTCGATATAACTGTATTGAAATATCATTTTAATGATGATGGTGATGATGATGAGCATCGAGAAAATCTTGAATGACGGAACGAGGTCATTCGGTCCGGCGATGTTTTCCATATCGGTTGATGGATGTTTTTTTGGACGGACAGGACGGTTATACACTATTTAGATAATAATTACATTATGTAAATATAGATCCATTCGATTCCATTCGATTCCATTTCATTCCATTCCATGGTGAAGAAAACGATTGTTGTAACTGGCGGGGCGGGTTTCATCGGTTCTAACCTGTGTATTTACCTTCTCTCGCAATCCCCCGATAACTACGTTATTTGCGTGGATAATCTCATCACTGGGCATTTAGATAATTTGCGAGAGATATACGAACATGGCGAGAATATGATTGCGCGGTTTTCATTCATCGAGTATGACATCACAAAACCGGTATGTCCCGCATTATTTGGTGAGCACGTGGATGAAATCTATCACCTCGCGTCGATTGCTTCGCCCGAGAAATACAAAAAGTACTCGATGGAAACTCTATTGACGTCTATCAACGGCACCCAGCGCGTACTTGATTACTGTGTCTTATACAATTGTAAAATGATCTTTACTTCCACCAGCGAGGTTTATGGCGACCCATTGGTCCATCCGCAGCCCGAGACGTATTATGGTAATGTGAATACGGTCGGCGAGCGGTCTTGTTATGATGAAGGCAAGCGTGTTGCGGAGACGTTAATCTACGAATACCAGAAAAGATTCCCAGATTTAGACCTGAAAATCGCGCGGTTATTCAATACGTACGGCCCGCGAATGGACTTGGACGACGGGCGGGTCATTACCAATTTTATTCGGCAGATTAAGCGTGATGAGCCGATTACGATTTATGGGGATGGGACACAGACTCGGTCGTTTTGCTACGTGGATGACATGGTGCGCGCCTTGGTGGCGTTTATGGCTGCGCCCTCGTCGGATGTTCTCACGGTGGGTCCAGTGAATATCGGCAACCCTGAATGCGAATTCACGATGAACCAGTTGGTGGAGGTATTTAGGCGGGTGTTGGGGCGGCCTGAGGATGGCGATGGCGGGGGCGGGGATAGCGCCGCATTCGCAGTGAGATACATGCCGAGGACTCAAGACGACCCGATGTGTCGCCGACCCGTTATTACGAAAGCGGAGGAATTGTTTGGGTTCGGGTGTAAGGTTGATTTAGAAGAGGGGATATGCCGCGTTTGGGATTATTTTTTGTAGTGGGGATGAAAAATAATAAAATATATGTTATATGTATAATATTTAATATGGATATGGATATGGAATCACCCCCCCGAACGCTGTCAGAACGCGAACTCACTGTGTTGTTGCCTCTTATCAAGGCAAAACTCAGTGAATCATCTGTTGTAAAAAAAGATGATGAAATTGAAAAAGCGTTGAATGATTATATGGAGACCGCCGAACATTTTCCAGAAGATTATAACCAAAAAAAAGATGAAGAAATAGTTGAAGAAGTGATAAAACGTTTAATGCCTAGTGCTAGTGCTAGTGGTGGTCGTCGTACCAAAAGCTCAAAGAAGCGCGCCACCCGCCGTCGTCGTTCATCCAAGCGCAAGAGTCGTAAGATGAACAAGCGCCGTAAGTGATCACTTCTTCTTGAAGAACCCGAACTTCGGTTTCGGTTTAGGCGGCGCCGCCGCATCAGCGGCGATCCACTCATGTATCTTCGCCACATCGCACGTGATATAATTCCCGTGTGCTTCCGGAAACCCTTTTAGCGCGATGAACGCGGGTTTCGTCATTTTCTGTGTTTTATGAAAGATATACGGTCCATATCTTCCATATCTTATTGTTGTATTTTCGTCGATGGTGCGCATGATTTGCCCTTGAACTGGTGTGCCAGTGTTCGCCGTGCCCCCCGCCGCCGATTCTCCCGCGCCGCCAGTACTCCGTTCTATAAACGCAATCACATCTTGTAATGTCAGGTCAAATTCTGTTTTACCGCCACGGCCACTGCCCAACAACGGCTTCAACGAGAGATTCATACTTCCCCAGACAATATACGCACCATATTTCCCGCTTTTAGTAATGATATTCTGGCCTTGGTATTGACCCATCAATCGTCCGCCTCCAGCAACAGATATCGGCGCGGGGGTTGATGCCGTCGCTGAATTGCCGCCGCCGCCGCCGCTGCTGTTGTCCGTCTCTCCAAGCATATACGCGAGAGAATACTCCCCGCGCAATATTTTCGCGTATTCTAGGTCTGGTCGGACACTTTTAAATATGAATTTCGGTTTCTTTTCTGCGCCGTTAGGGGTCGCGTCGTCATCGTCATCGTCGCCGTCGTCGTCACTATCCGCGTGTATCGTTGGCGACACAGCACACCTAATAACCGGTCCATTCCGCCCCAATATATACGAATGTCGGTCATCGATCTGAATCTCCTCCTTTACAACCCCACGTGCCTTCAGTTCTTGTAGTTGCGCGCCTACATCAAACCAACATTTATAACAGAGTTCATGCCATACCATGCCACCTGCGGCGATTTCGTCGAGCTGGTCCTCCATATTTTGCGTGAATTCATATTCGAATAGAGGCGCGAAATGTTCAAGCAGGAACTCTATAACAATGATTCCGAGAGATTGAATAACAAGCTTGCGGGACTCACCGCCAATCTCTCGAACTTCTGTTTTTGATTCTATCTTTTTGGATCCCTGCGTCGATTCTGTAGTAATCGTGAACTCGCGACACTCGAGAGATTTGCCGCGGACATCTTGGAGTTTCACATATCCGCGTTCTTGGATTTTATCGATGAGACTAGAGAATGTGGATGGCCGACCTATCCCCTTCTTTTCAAGGAGTTGGACAAGACCTGACTCTGTATAATGCGATTTAGTGTTTCGCATGGAGCATTTGGTCATGATTCGCTTGAATGGCATCACGGCCGCCGCCGTCGTCGCGAGAGACGCGAAATATGTATATTCTCTCGCTTCGGTGTCATACCCGCCCGCTACGAGTTTCCATCCGGGCTTTATCACCTGTTCTGCTGTGTATCTATATTCACATGCTGTCTGTGCGCCTGACACCGACACGACCGCAACCGGCGACGTAATTGCCATGGTGATTGTTTGACAAAGTGCGGGCGCCATTAAACTCTCGAGCGTGTTTCTATGAATGATGGAATATAGCCGATGTTCTCTCGGATGACAAGATTGAGGAAGTAAAGTTCGAGAGATATCGGTGGGGCGGATAGCTTCGTGAGCCGCGGCGGCGGCGGAGGCGGCGTCCTTATTCGAAGAAGAAGACACGTTCGAGAGATTTCCGATGAGGTCATCGCCTGCGCCAGCATCCGCGCCTGCGAAGCGTTTCCGAATATAGTCGCATGCCTTCGCCACGAATTCCGCAGAATACACTTTACTATCTGTTCTCATATAGGTTATATACCCTTGCTCGTATAACTTCTGCGCAACGGACATGGTATCCTTCGGCGAGAGATGAAGATCATTACTGGCGGCTTGCTGAAGTGTGCTTGTAGAATAAGGCGACGGCGGTGCTTTTGTCACCTTTTTCGGGGTGCTCACTGTCGCGCGAAAGCCGGAATCCGGCGCCTTTGAAGTCTCTTGAATGAATAGTTCGAGAGATTCTTCCGCCGAATCTCCGGCGGATTCGATTTCTCTCGAGAGATTAAATGTAAGATTAAGTTTGGTGAAGATTCCAGAGACAGCATATACAAGCGTAGCGGTGGAGCCTTCTATTTCTTTATAATTCTCGTAGATGAGACGCAACGCCGGAGTCTGACAACGCCCTGCCGAGAGATTTGTATGTGCGACATACGTCCATAATACAGGAGATATTTTATACCCGACAACGAGGTCGAGTACCTGACGTGCCTGCTGAGCGAGTACGAGAGACATATTGATAGTGCGGGGCGCGGCGACGGCGGCCTTGAGCGCGGGTTCTGTTATTTCATGGAATATAATCCTTTTGGTTGTCATCACCGAGAGATTGAATACTTGGCAGAGGTGCCATGCGATGGCCTCTCCTTCACGGTCGTCGTCTGTGGCGAGGATGACCTCGGCGGCATCGGCGATGGCGGCACGGAGTTTCGCGACTTGGGCGTACTTTGACGACATAATCGCGAACTTGATGGCGAAATCGTGATCGACGTCGATGGATTTTAAGCCGTCCGCAATCTCTCGGATATGCCCAAAACTAGCGAGACACATGTATTTATCTTTACCGAGGTAATTCTCGATCTTCTGACACTTGGCGGGGGATTCCACGATGACGAGGGTGCGACCTTTGGAACGAGCCGAGGCGGCGGCTGTGGCAGGCGCGGGAGTCGCACGAGAGGCGGCGGTAGTCGGCCGGATTTTAAACTTGGGAGGCATGACGCAGTTGGTTGTGTATGTTGTAATTTCATATACAAAATACGCATTCAATTTTATACTTGTTTCATTATAATACACGTATAACGTGGTGGATGTATTACTTTATTTGTAAAGCTAAGACAGGTTCCGAGTTTGTAAAACATTAAAATGTGAATTGAACCTTCTAGCAAAATCTTCAATATGAAATGGTAAAGCACCGCACCATGGCGACATCGTTCCATCAAAATCTGAGACAATGATTTTTATATTATCCGTATCACGAATAGTATTAATTATTTCTTGTAATAATCTTGTATGGATAAGGTTTGTTTTTTCTTTATTGTATAATACAGGAGCGTGCCCAAATATAGGGCTTTTATATTCGAGAGACATCTCGGATACAAATGAACCAAACCTTGTTCGGTATTCAGGGGGATAATGGATAATTTTATCACCAGTTGCCAACTCAAAACTAATATTAGGACATAATCCATTATCAACTATATTTCTTTCGTCATTATCAATAAAAATACCTTCATACCTAGGATTTGGTATGATACTTTGAATTACTTGATATTTATTCATTTTTCTGAATGCTTCACGTGTAAGATCGGAGGTGTTTAACGGATTTGGACCGGTCGATTGATTATTGCATAAAACTTCAGTTACAAACTCACTGAGCTCTAATAATTGAAGCATTCTTATTATACCAACCTTTCCTCCACTGGTTAAAATATAAAATGGTATTCCTTTTTCAAAACATAATTCTAATATTTCTTCCCATAAACGAGAATGTTCGTCTGTACCAAATACATATTTTTTAAATTCATTTATTTTGTTGTGTCTTGTAGAATCATCGCCACCACCTCCTAGTTGAGTACAACCTGTTTGAAACGTAAATGTATCATTTATATCAATATTTTGATAATCATTAACACCTAATCCACCTCTTAAAAAATTATACTTATGTGTTTTTTTAACATTGGTTCGTTTCTTTGTCTGTCTCTTTTTTTTACTATGACGTCGTGTTTTTCTTCGCATATATATTGTATTACTTTATTTGTAATATTATATTATATTACAAAATGAACCCTTCCGGTACCGCCGACTCCAAATGGTATAAATCGTTGAATCAATCCCCCCTCACCCCGCCCAGTTGGATCTTCCCCATCGCATGGACGATTTTATACGCACTTATTATCGCATCTGGCGTGGTTTTCCTAACAAATGGCGGAATGGTCCGTTCCGTCGGGTTCTTCTACTATTGCGCGGCGTGGGTCTTAAATCTCTCGTGGTCCCAGATTTTCTTTAGATACCAGCGCGCCGATTTGAGCTTCGTGGTGATTCTGGGAATGCTCGCATTCATCTCCCTTAATATCTGCGCGTTTTATTCGGTGTCTCGCCTCGCTGCGTATTTACTCGTCCCGTACATGCTATGGGTTTCATTCGCAACTTACCTAAATGGGTATATTGTATTCATGAATCCATTTACTGCTGCTGCTGCGCGGCCTTAAAATCCGCCCAACTCATCTTCTTCTCCGGAATCGCTGGTCGCGTTTTCTTCGCCGACTTCACTGACGCCCGCTTTTCCTTTGCGTCTTGCTCTGCGTCTAAATTCTCCGACCGCTTCAAAGCACTATCAACGTAAATACTCTTCAAAATCTTACCGACCTCAAATGATCCCTCATGCTGGTCGAGCTTTCCATCTTCGATCTCTCGCAATATTTTAATCATTTTAAAGAGAAGGTTTAGGTCGATTTCACCACTCTTCAATCTGTTATACAAGTCGGTGTAATACGTAAATAAAAAGGCACACCGAGAGACGCATATCGCGTCAAATTGCTTCGGGTTTGATTTGACTAAACGTGAATAATCCTGTTTCAGTTTAATCATCGTCGTTACGTCCATGTAAATTTGCGAACTGTGCTTGACGCGACGAATAACCTCGGTGTGGTCTTCGGTTCCATTTGCGTCGATTAATTTCTGAAGGTGAATACGTTGATCGTCGTCCATGATTGAATGCGCAGGGTGATGGCGAAGTATATATATACTAGATGAATAGTATTTAGACTTTATTCAAACGCGAATATTTTATTCGTAGTATATATACTCATCGCAGCGTATTTATAATCCTAATCCTAATCCTAATCCTACTCATGTCTATCAAAGTTCAAGAAGCACCGCAAGCACCGAGTTACGCCGCGGCTAATATTCAAGTTCCAGCAAATATCGCTACTCCACAAGCCGCGATGGCGGCTGTAACTGCGCAACAAGGCCAATTGAATGCCGTAAATAACTTGACGGGCGGGCGTCATCGCGGCACTAAACACCGCCACCGCCGTCGCGGCGTCACGCTGAAGCACAAGTCGTTTATTCGCACATATAAAGGCCGTCGGTATGTTTCAAAAGAACAGACGGGTGGTTCATCCAACAGCGGACAAATACCAGTTCCACAAGTAGGACCATTATGTTCAAGCGGCCCCCAATGCGCTGGTGCTCAAAATGCGAACTTTACCGCTTTACATAATCAAGCGCAATCAAATAGCATTAATGATGGGTATATGAAAACTGGTGGCGGCCGTGGCAGACGACGAAGCCAGCATAATAAATTCACAAGCCGCAATCGCAAAACCAGAGACTATTCTCTTACATCAACCATCGCATATAATATCAAAAAGGTATTGCGAAAGATATTTACGTAGAGCATATCATAGATATTATATGCGTGTAATATAACTGAAGACGTAATCATACCGTCAATAACATCGTGTAATGAAATCCACAGATATCATATTTACAATAATAATTATTGTCGTATTTCTCGGGTTATACCTTTCCAATATTTTAGCGATTGGAATGAAAAAAGTAAAAGACAACTGGCCGTTATACAGATGTAGCCCCGCGGTTATGCCATTTGCGAAATTGTTCGGTCATGACGTGGGAGATAACTTCATGCAGTGTATCCAGACGACGCAAAGCAGCTATATGGAATATCTGATGTTGCCGCTGAACCATGTTATATCATTAGTGGGCGGTGTCGCCACCAAAATCGTGAAAGACACTGAAAATATTCGCGGGTTTATCGGTAGTCTGCGTGATAAGATTTTGAATGTCGTAAAAAACATATTCGGCGTATTTTCCAATATTTTAATCGGATTTCAGCGCATTATTATCGCGATGCGGGATTTAGTGAATAAATTGGCGGGAATATTCGCCACGCTCATGTTTGTTATGTCGAGCGCACTTATGGTAATGAAAAGTTTATGGGGAGGTATATTTGGGCAAATGGTGCGTTCGTTGGGGCGAAAGTAGGCCTTGCCAGCTGATTTTTATCTAACGGTGGTTTATAACGAAGAACAAGAACGATGACATACGAACGGGGAGCTATCATGTTGGCACATTCTGCCATGATTGGAATCGTCATTTATATGATGATGCGATACATATTCAATCAATCGACATTTGTTGCGGAAGACCGTTCCATCGTAATCGCGGCATTTGTCCTTATTTATATGGTGATGTTTGGACACGGAATGCCGAAGCAGCTGAACAGAAATCTCTCGTTTATTGGATAGCGAAGCGAGTGAAACGAGCGACGCAAGCGACGCAAGTGAAACGACCGAAGCGACCGAAACGTGCGAAACGCGCGAAGCGACAGAAGCGACCGAAGCGACCGAAGCGACAGAAGCAAACGAAGCAAACGAAGCAAACGAAGCCAATATACAAATATAACTAAAATATATCTGTATATACGATAAAGTCATTATGGCGGATAATATACTCGCCGTTATAATTTCGGGAGTGAAAGATTATCTTATTGATTTAGGCATTATATCAAAAAACGTAAGTGACCGTGTTCTTAATAAAGCCACATCTACGGTTCGACAAACAATATTTGAATCCCTACAAGATTATACGAAACAAGGAAGCTCCGAATTAGATGAAAAACTAGAAAAACTGAAGAAACAGCCTATTATTGAACGATTGAATTACTTATACGGCGACAAGACATTCTCCGGTCGTTATGGTATAGACATTATTAAGGTATGTCTCGTTATTTTTATTTTTATGTCGGCCGTCACTTATTTTCAAATTCAGAATAAGCTTTTAGAGGTGAAACGCGATTGGCCAGAATATAGATGCCGACCGGATGTCATGCCATTCGCCGGCTGGATTAACGCCCCAGAAGGCGTGAGTCCGATGGAATATACGAAACAAAACTTCATGGAGTGTAGCGCAAATACCACAAAAGGCGTATTTGACCGCCCGATGAGTATGGTATATGTGATTTTTAATGTCATTATGGGAGTATTCAAAAATATATTAGACGTGATCGAGAAGTTTAGGCTGCTATTTAATCGCATGCGAGATGCTCTCAAAAACATTTTCTTGACAGTGTTTTACCGTATTCAGAACATTATTATTCCGATTCAAAATATGCTCATCAAGATGGTGGATTTCTTTGAAAAAATAAAAGGTATATTAGCAACATTTTTATTGACATTCGTTGGGGCCTTATGGTCGTTTTATTCTCTCATCGGTTCCATTTATGAACTGGTGATTATCGTTTTGATTATTATGATGATTGTAATTATCGTTCTTTGGTATATTCCTTTTGTAGGGTGGGTGCTGGCGATTGCGGCTATCGCGGTTTTTCTAACGATTGCGATTCCACTTATTTTATTAGGGATTGTATCTCGGCAAATTACCCGACAACGAACCAGTCGCATGCCCTCCCCCGATGATTGATTCGTTTTAGGAATAACGCGAAACAACGACCATCCTCCGAATAGGAGCGAATTATAATCTATTTATTTATTATAATTATAGTCCAAACATTAAAAGAATGAATTATAAACTTATTCTACTTGTCCTCGTGACGCTGTTTATTGGCGCGAATTTGATGTGTAGTTGTTGCCGATATCCGGTATTTGATTACTTGATGGGTCGCGGAATGAAAGAAGGAGTTGAAACTCGTGATGCTGGAGCACCTGGTTCCAAACAATCGACGAATACCGCGTCTCAAGATGTCGTTGATATGGTAAATATACAAAGACCTGTTCCGGAGATTGTCGCGGCTACTGCGGCCACCGTTAATAAAGCGAAAAAGAACGGAATGGCGGGAATGGCGGGAAGGACGGAAGGGTTTCTTGATGCTGGCGGCTTACCCGCGGTATTTATGACTGGATTAAATGCCGTTACTGGCGGAAAGGAAGGGTTAATGATTGAACCTGCGCCGCGTCAAGAAGCCATTCCTGTTAAAAAGGACGGGCGCGAAGGTATGGCGGTTATGGGTTCTGATATAAACGAAGTTCAGAACGGTGATGTTGCGGGTATGTGGGTCACGAAAGCCCAGACCTACGCTTCCGAGTTTGGATATGGCGTTATGAACAACACCGGAAGCGCTTATACCGCCGACGAACCTCTTAAGAATGGAGAAATGGTTATTTTTGCGAAGAATAAGTTCAAGCCGGAATGTTGCCCAGCACCTTATTCATCAAGCACTGGGTGTGTATGTATGACTCCTGAGCAAATCAACTACTTGAATACTCGTGGAGGCAACCGGACGTCAGACTCAGGGGTGTAAATGTAAAATTAAACATATTTATTTTCATATAAATATAAAAATAAACTTATTTTCTGATTGTTCCGATATCACAACAATCTGAAAAAATTGAAATGTTTTTTTTCATATGAGACAGATAACAGTTCATCACAAGAAAGAGAAATCAGAATGCCATCCCGTCGTACTACTACTGCCAAGACCACCAAGACCACCAAGGCCTTCATCCACAAAGTGAATGGCGCCAATGACCTCAAGGAATACATCCAAGACATCGCCGATGCGGCGCAAAGAATTCGCACAGAATTCAATCAAGACCTCCAAGGAGACAAGGCCGTCGTCAAAAAAGAAGGAAGCACTCACGGATCCCGCGACTTCAAAGCTCACATGACCGCGGTCGCTCACACCAATTTCGTCTACGAAAGGGAAAAGCTGAACCAATTCAGCAAGTACCTACAGGCAGAAATGCTTGTACTCGAATGCCTGTCACAACTTGAACACATTCGAAGGATGATCGTCAATCAAAAACAAGAGAAAAACACAATGTTGTCGATGATCAAAAAAGGGACAGGAGAACTGAAGTTGAAGCAAATCATGCTCCTCCCCGAATCTTCTTCCACCTTCTGCGAACTCGAGCATGAGAGCCCTACAGACCAGATGTTGAATGCGATCATCGACAAAATCAAACAAAATCACCGCACAGTCTCGCGCAATCTTCTCAAACAAGCCGAGACAATCATGACGATGCTGCGCCGACACATCCTCGCATTCAAACTCGCAGCAGAAGAGACCATCGGCGAAATCATCCATCATGCGGAAAAGTGTCGCGCATTCATTGCGCATTTGCGGCAACTTGACTTCATCGAATACTGCGCATCTGCGTGGTGGCATGAAAGCCAGAAAGACGCCATGGACCGCAACGAGTACTTCGTGACAGTTGAAGCTGTCGGAGAGCAGACCGACTTTGATGCGAGTGTCCTACAAAACCCGCACAACGCATTTCCACATTCACCCATGTCGGTTTTGAAAGTCCGCGTCATTGGTCTTCAACAAACAATCGGACAAGAAAATCTCATCTGCGAATACGCGTTGGACCAACAACTCGCAGAGACAATCATGACAGAACAGTCACTTGAGGCATTCAGGCGTCTCGACGAGCAGCAGCAGCAGCAGCAGCAACAACCGCAGGAGGAAGAACGCCGCAGCCATGACGTCGCCGCTACGGCATGGGCGTGAAAAAATCAAACAGAGGAGACGGTTCAGGTACATCAGGTAAGCCTTTTTTTTACAGAGGCAAATATTTCCTCGCGCACGTTATGTACCGGTTGAACCA